GGCGGACCCATCTCACAGGGTGAGACATCGGGCCGTAGACTGCCCATATGGACACAAAACTCAAATCGAGTGCTTTCGAACGACTTAAAGTTCAGCTGCAGGGCGCAGGAGACCCATACCCAATTATCGAAAGGTTCGAAAGCGAACTTCTACAACGGTATCCAGGCGATGCCACGGAAATCATCGAACTCATTAGCCATTGGATGCACCGGTTGGGAATAATCAATTCTCAGCAACTACGTGGGTATGTATAAACGAACCCACTAGTAACCCCCAAGCGGGAATGACCCCGCACAAGCAATATGTGGCTTACAAATGTATCACCTTGATAAACCAGCAATCCTTTGCCAGGCCTTGACTGCGCAGCAGTAACCAATATTAAGGTTGCCCGAAACGACCGTTCGTCAGACGACGCGTTGCGCCACAAGGGTTTGCGGGTTTTTCCCACATTATGTATTGACCCCTCGGGAGCACCCCATTATCTTGGGGGTGTCGGGACGGCGACCTCTGAGTAAATCTCAGGATCAATTGTCTAACCGACGAGTCACATCGATCTAAACAGACTCGACCGGTAATGGCGTCTCGTAAACGCCATTACCAGTCGTGAAGCGGGGGCATGGCAATCCGGAGATTGCCTTGCTAATGCTTCAGGTGAGCCTGGTCGTTACCTACCCACGGAATCGACCTAGCTATCCTCACGCCACAACAGAATCCTGTCAACCGAGTTGACATGCTTCCGGGTGGGCGCGGGCATCTGCGGCGCAAACTTCCTTCTCCGGGGCACTGCACTGGAGGCAAATATGCCTATTTTCTGGAAGGTCGTGCCCGTTCGTTCTTACACCCGCTGGCGTTTTGGCCGGTGGGAGAACGTGACGCGCCATACCCGCCGCCGCCCGCGTCGGCGCTGAGTTGTAAACAAACGGGGCTGACTTGGTCAGCCCCGTTTGCCCTACGGGCGATCTTTGTAGTGGTGCCGGCTTGGCGCTGCTCAGGCGCCTCGTGGTTTGAGCGGCCCTATTGGCCCCACGACCGGCGTGAGTAGATTGGCACTAAAGCAGGCTGGGCTATATCAGTGTGCCCCGCGTGCTGGTGTCGGGTTTCCCCTAACGCCTGGGTGTTCGGCGCGGGCCTCCCGTGAACGTATTTCTCCATGGCAGCGCGCGGCATCGTGATTACGCGATGATGCGCGGTGTGTTTGCGCCGGACATCGCGGCACACCCATCCATGGAGATCAAAATGCGCACCCTTCTGACCATCATCATGCTCGCGGCGCTGGTCGCAGTCTCATCCGCCGGCGCGGCCGAGCGGCCGGCGGCGCACCTTCTGCAGGCGGAATCATCATCGCCGGGCGAGAGCCTGGACGCCTTCGTGACCCGCATCGCCGCAGGCGCCCTGGCGGCCTCCCGCGAGCAGCGCGCGATCGTGTGCGGCGAGGTCACTGGAACCGGCCCGTTCACTGTCCAGCTCAAGACCGACGGCGACGGGGCCAGGTGCGTCGTTCCGAAATCGGCGGCTCCCTATCTGCTGGTCAACGGCATCGCCAAGGACGCGCGCGAGAACCACTTTCCGTTGGCCCACCGCTTCCAGCCTGGCTATTTGATCACTCCGTGGTCCATCAAGTTCCAGGACCGCAATGGCGTGCGCAAGGTCGGGGACATCGAACGCTGATTCGGCTGCCCGTCGTACTCAGGCAGCCGCGCGCGCCGCGCTGGCCAAGCTATCTGCGATAGCCACATCCGTAGCGGCCTTGATCAACGCCTGGAGCTTCCAGCCCTCCAGCGCCTGCGTCGCCTCCGCTCCGGGATACCGGATGGCATAGGTCGGCGCGATCAGATCGGCGATTGGCGCAGCCAGCACGCCGAGGGCGGCGCCACGGTCTTCGACCTGGAACGTGACGGTGCCGGTGTCGTTGATCGGGTTCCAGATGATCGAGATCTGCTGCGCGAGCGGATCTGCATCTGGGTCCGGTGTCACCACATTTGCATCGTAGGCGGCGCGGGTAGCCGCCTTGATGCCCAGCAACAGGTGCGCGCCAGGCTCGGTGACCGTCTCGCCCGGCACCTCCACGGCCCTGCCAGTCACTGGGTCGACCTCAGTCGTGGCCGGCGCGGTGATGTCGTAGCTGCGGCCGATCAAGTCGCTGATCTGCACCGTGAGCACGCGCAGGAAGAAGCGCTCCAGCGTCTGCGTCCAGCCGTCCGGATGTGGCTTAGTGGTGATCTGCTCGAGGTGGAATTCGACAGGCCCGTCATTGGTGGCCGGGTCCCAGCGGATCTCGATGCGTGGCGACACGATCCTGGTCTGCGTGCCGAAGGTTGTGTTCTCGCTGATGAGCATTGTCAGTATCCAGTGACGTCGAGGATGGGAGAGCGGACCCAAGCCTGGCCATAGTTGCCGGGGGGTGGCTGGGGATTGCCAAAGGTTCCGGTGTACAGGTCCTGGGCGGTATCAATGGCAGCGATCGAGGCAATGTTGCCGTTGATGTTGACGACGCCTTTTCGCCAGAGCACCTGCACCTGCCATTGCGGGCCACCGCCAATGAGTCCGCCGATGGCCAGCATGATGTTGCCCGTGGAGCCGGCCAGCGCGGCGTAGGTTCGGCCCGCCGGCAAGGTGATCGAACCACCCTGGTTGGCGTTGCCCTGTAGCAGCGCCCGGACCTTCATGTACTTGAGCGTGGCGTCGAAGTGCACCTGGTTAGTCTCCGGATTGGTGATCACCAGGTAGTCGCGGCGGCCGAAGTTCGGCTCGTCGAAGACGTACGCGGCAAAGCTGCCGCTGGTGCTGAAGCCGGTGAACGTGAAACTGCTTCCGCTCTGGGTGCGCGTGGCGAGCACGGCGTTGCTCTCACCCAGGAACGCGAGGGCCGGATTGGTGCCGGTGACGGTCAGGCTCCAGGTTTTGAGCACGCCACTGCCAGTGGGTGTGATCGTCTGCTTCGACGCCAGCGCCAGATTCTTCCAGGTCTCAGAGATGACAACACGATTGGGGCCAGCCTCGAAGATTGCGTAGGCCATCAATACCTCCCGTAAAACAGCGTGCCACCAGCGCGGGCCGTCAACGACGCTGTAGGCGATACCCAACTGATGGTGTTGCCGTCGTCACTGAAGTACGGAAGCAGGCTATTGCCTGCACCGCTGTCGGCGACGAACCAGTAGTAGAGCTGGTTCGCGCTGCCCGTCACCGGCACCGGCACCGAACCATTGCTGCCGCTGGCGATTGCGATCGCGCCCATGTGCTGCGTGAGCAGGTCCGAGTCAGGCTGATCGGTGATCTGCAGCAGAACGACGCCAGTGTCGGCGTCGTTGATGATCAGGACGTTGGTCATGTCACTCCATACCCGAGGGCAACAACACGGCGGCCGTTGGGCGCGTAAGCGTAGAACTTGCCGCCAATGAACTCGTTACGACCGCCTCCAGGCGTGGCGCCAATGATTTCCACCACGTCTGCGGAGAAAGTGATCTTGCCGATCGTGCCGTTATTCACTGAGCGCATACCGATCACCTTGCCGCCCGCCTCCAGCGCCAAGGTGTATGACGCGAAATAGCTCGCAACGCCGTTTTCGTTGATGGACATCCTTCCTTCGAGCGATTGCGTTGCCGAAGCCTGATCCACAACGGACGTGTCATCGGTCCACATCGTCGCAACCAGCCCCGGCTCCAGCTTTGCGCGACGGAAGTAGGTACTGCCAGGGCTGTTTTCTGCGATGAAGCGGCAGACAAGTCGAGTAGTACCAGCGGGTGCGTTGATGCTGATCTGAAACCTCTTCCACGCCGCCCAGCTGCCCGCATCCGCCGAGACAGTGACGGAACCGATCAACCCTGACACGCTATGCGCGGCAACCTCGATCCGCCCGACACCAGAGCCGCTGTCTTTCCAGATGTCGGAGGACAGCGTGTAGATTCCTGCGGATGCGTTTACCGACTGCTCGGCAGCGGCACCGCCGCTCGATGCGGCCAAGCCGAAATACGGACCGAAATCCGGCCGGTTGAAGAGCGCTGCCCCCGGTGGGAGGGTCCACGCCTGGCTGCCCCTTGCCCATGTCGGGTTTCGCAGCATGTTCGCGTTGATGTTGGTCTTCGCGACGACGGACGTCAGTGCAGTGCTGGTGGCGTTGGCCTGGTTGCCTACTTGCTGCACTTGCGAGCTCAGTGCATTGAGTGCCGAGGTGTCGGCCTTGCCCGCCACCGTTGCGTTTGTTGCCTCGATGCGTTGCCCTAGCGCCTGGTCACCACTGACGCGAGCCTGATCCACGGCAGTCACACCGGCGGAAGTCGCAAGAAGGCCGATGCCGGAAGGCATGCGCGCCTCCACAGTGCCGACCCTCTGCCCCATCACCTCATTGCGCCAGACCGCCGCTTCATCCACGGCAGTGACCCTTGCCGCCGTTTCCAGACCTCCGTCACCGGCCGGCATGCGCGCCTCCACAGTGCCGACACGGCGCCCCAGGGCGTTATCCGCATTGGCACGTGCGGTCGCCTCATCACCAACCGATGCGGACGTGGCCAGTTGCCCGCTACCTGCCGGCAGACGCGCAATTACCCCAGAGAGCCGATTGGCCTCCGCTTCGAGTTCATTTGCGGTCTGATTAGCCACGTCCAGCGCAGCGGCGATCGCCTCGCCTGCGCTTGAGTAGTTGCCGACGTTCTGCCAAGTGCCGGGATTGCTCGCCGGCACGACGCCGGAGTTCGCCAGCTCTGCTCGGTACAGGCGCCCTTCGTAGCGCACGAAGTCGCCCTTGGGATACGAGGCAGTCGAGGTCCATTCGTCGGCGTTGACCAGGTCGCCCAAAGCAGCGTTCAACGCGTCGGCATGCGCGATTGCGTCCTCTCGCGCCTTGTTGGCTGCTGCCAATGCTTGCTCAGCGACCTGCCTGTCGCGCGCAGCCGCTTCCAAGAACCCCTGGCGGATCTCCTCGGTGGTCTGGTCGATCGCCTGCTGCATCTCTTCCTGCAGCTCGCCCAGGTTCTTGCCCAGCGTCTTGGTGAGGTACTTGGCCGCCACCGACAGCGTGCCATTGGTGTTACGCGCGCGGATGGCGAACGTCCACTTGCCCGAGGACGGGATGGGCGAGTCGAAGGCACCGGTGTGGTAGCCGCTGTCGCCCACCGGCGTCATGGCATCCCACGCCGGCATCGGGGCGCCCTGCTCCGGCGCCTCGATGTAGCGGATTTCTGCGCCGGCCAGGTTCGCCGACTGAATGGTGTCGGTCCAGAAGCCCCAGGTGTAACGCCGGATGCCGCCGGAGATCTCCTCCACGTCGAACAGGTCGTAGTTCACCGGCGGTGCGTCGGCGCCGATGGTCGTGAAGATCAGCGAGGCACCGATGCCCATCTGCCCCTCCGGGCCGAACGGGCGCACGTTGATGGTGTAGGTGCCTGCGCGCGGGATGCGCCACCGCGCGGTGCGTGTGCGCGTCTGTGCCACCTCCACAAGCTCGCCATTGCCGTCTGACGCCGAGGCGTACACCACAGCGTGATCAAACGGGCCGCTGATATCGAAGGTGGCCACCAAGTCCGTCGCGGTGACATCACCGGTGGTGATCTGGTCCTCGTTGATGGCCAGATTGCTGACGATCGGACGCGTGGCCAGCGACGAGCCACTTTCTGGCGGCTGGTACACGCCCGTCTTGACGTAGGTCCAGAACTCCGGCGACTCCGGCACCACGCTGATGCTGGCGCCTTTCAAATCACTCTCGGGCTCGATGCTGACAACGCGAACGCTGTAGCCCGGCGTAGCCTTGAAGTCGTAGATCCAGATGGTGTCGTGCGCCGGGTTGTCCTGCCAGCCACCGTCCACCATGGCTTCGGCGTAGCCCTCGCCAGGCAACGCAGCATCGGCAGGCCACTCCTCCACCAGTTGGATGGTGTCGGTCGCCTCTGCAAAGGCGCGCACGCGGAACGTGCGGTAGACGGCTTCGCCAGGAATGCGCAACCCAATGAACGCGCTTCCGGCAGCCGGCGGCGGCACCGGCTCGTCCAGCGTCAAGGTGATGGTGCCCAGCAGCGGGCTGCGCTCAGCCGCGACGATGCGGCCGCCGAAACCCCACTGCGTCAGGTCATGCGAGATGGCCAGCCTGCCCAGCCGGCGGTAGCTCAGATACTCCAGGTCCTGGGCGAAGCTGATGTCCTTGTACTGGTACAGACTCTGCGCCAGGTGGTACCGGGCCAGCTCCGCCGCATGCGCCTCGCGACTAACGCCTTCGCCAGTGAGCCGCGCCGGATTGAGCATTGTCTGGATGCCCGGCGCCGGCACGCGGAGGGTTTCCACCTTCAGCGTGGTGCTGTCGAAGTATGAGTACTCAATGCCGTCGGCAGCGCTGGCCAGCGTGTAGTCGACCGCAAAGCTGCCCTTCTTCATCGTGCCCATGTTCACGATGCCGGACAGAGGCTGCTCGTCCGCAGCCCATACCACCGACAACCGACCGCCGGCCCAACTCACCTGCCCCATGCCCGCCAGTGCGATCGCCTGCAGCATCTCGTCGTGCGTGCGCTCCTCGATCAGCCAGTAGTCGTAGGTGTAGCCATTGGCTTCGCAGTGGGCCATGAAACCCTGCAACGATTCGATGTCGATCTCTTCGTCGCTTTTGCCCATGCCGGCGATCAACAGGCCGTTTTCATCGAAGTAGCCGCGCGCGTACTTGAGGATGTGCGCGCCGTTGTTGCTGGTCTCCTCGGTCACCCATGCGCCGTTACGCCACACGGGAATCGGCGAAGCGATGTGCTCGCCGCGGATCTCGTCCGGCTGGCCGTTGAGCTGGCCGGTGGCCTTCATGGTGATGCCGGTGCGCGCGATGCCGGCGTAATTCGCCGTGTCGGCCTGCACGCTGCTCAGCGTTGACCACTGGAAATCGTTGCGCTGCTGGTTGTCTCCCTCGTAGTTGCCCTGGCCCAGGATGCGCACGCGCACGTCGTACTGGCCCTTGGCCACGTCCGCCGCCAGCGTAGCGCGCTTGCTCACGCCGAGCTTGTCGCCGACGAAGGTGCGGGTCGCCAAGGTGGACCAGATTCCGGTGCCCACCGGCGCGGATTGCACCTGCACGGTCTCGGAGACGTCGTAGGCCTTGCCCGAAGTGCCGACGCCGCCCAACACGTATTCCAGATTGATCTGGATGCGCACGGTGTCGGCGCTGGTGGTGCGTGTGACGAAGTCAGCCGTGTCCGGCAGCTCGCCGCCGTCAATGGTGTCCACGTTGCTATAGAGCGGGATGGTCTGCTCCGGCATCTGGCTGTAGCCGGAGTGGAAGACGCTGACGCCCTCATAGCTCGACAGCGGCGTATTGCCATTGGACAGCGCACCAACGCGCCCCACGCCGATGCCTGGGGTGAGCACCATGCCGATGTACTGATCGTCGCCCTCGTACCATGAGTAGGCGTTGCTGGCGACATCTGGTGCCAAGAGCGGGACACGACCGAATAGCAGCCCCAGCGGCCCGTACTGACGCGGGCGATTGCGGGCAGCCCCGAGGCTGTAGACCGTGCCGGCCGTGCTGGGCGCCGGGCTTTCCACCTTCGGGCCGAGCACCTTGTTGATCAGGATGGAGCCGGCTACGAACGCCGCGCTGTAGGCCACCGCTGCGCCGGTCGCCCCAAGGCCCGCAGCCCACGTTGCACCCGCGCCGCCAGTGAAATAAATCAGCGCTGCCATAGCCACGATGTACAGCGCGTTTTCACCGACCGCGCCGCGCACCTCGATGACCTGCCGGTCCTTCGGAAAAACATGCGGCCACAGATGACGCGGCACCACGCGGCCGCCGATCGACACTGTCCAATCGCCCTGGTCCAGATCCAGCACGTGGCGATACAGGAAGTCGCACAGGCGCTCGCCCGGCTGCAGATCCATCGGGAT